AAATTACTCATATTTAAGTCCTTCTTTTTATAAAGATTATTTCTCCATTAACTTTTATTTTTAAGATTTCTAATATTTTATATAATTCCATATTCATCATTCCCAACCTAATAATTTTTTCTCTAATAAATTCCAATCATATTCTCTTGGTTCAAAATTATCAAACTTAGTTTTTGGGTTCCAGCCTTCATTTTCTACAGGCTTGAAAGAAGTTTTAATTTTGTTTATGTTGTTTATTGCCCATAGTGTATAGCTATATAAGTTATCTGCACCTTTATTTACTGCATAATTAAATGCATCAACTACTTTGTCTGCTTTATCCTTAGCTACTTTTAATAGGCTCTTAGCTTGTTTGTTAGTGAATCCAGTAATATCTATTACTTTGCTTTCTTCTTCTGTTAATTCTGAAAAATGAACTTGACCATCCAATGGAGCATTACCATCGCTATCCTTTGGTTTGCATTTTTTATCAGTAGTATTTATAAAATCATCTATCCCAACAATTTTATATCTATTATTTTTGTATCTCCTATCTACCTCTATCAGTCCCTTTTTTTCTAATTTTTTAATAGTTGTAGATATTCTATTTTTAGATGTGGTATTAAAAGCTTTCATAATGTCAGTAAATTCAAGAAATGAATAGCCAAATTGACTATTGTTATACTCAAAGAATAGTTCCATTAGATATTGTTCATTTACAGATAGGTTTAAAGTTCTTAGATGTTGTCTAAATTTTATAAAATCTTTAGATACTGACATTATGCTCACCTCTCTTTTAATATGTTTGTTGAAGTTTATATAAACAATATAGCATCATGTTTTTACTTTGTCAACAAGTTTGTTGAAACTTATATTAATTTATTGTTGTTTGTGATATAATTGGGTTATAAATTGAACGGAGGAAATTTGTATGGATAAGAAGTCTACTCAAAGGGACTTAGTTAATAGAAAAAGATTTAATACTTCTGTAGATATAAATTTATTAAATAGCTTAGATGAGTTATCTGAAAGAACTATGATCCCGAAATCCAAATTAATAGATAGAGCTTTAGAGCTACTACTAAAAGAATATGACAAGAAATAAAGGCTATTAGATAATTCTAATGCCTTATTTTTTTTATCCATACCCAGTAGTAGTATATAGAGATAATTAGTAATTAATATAGAGAAAGAAAGTAGTTAATATAGGATATGAAATTGATACTCGACAATTTTACTCAAGTATTATTTTAATACATAAGTATTTTACTCAAGTATCAAAATAACACCTAATTTTAGTATTGATTTGATACCTATTTTAGAACAAAAAATAAGGCTAGGAAATTTAATTCTCACCATAGTTTTACATAATGTGGTATAATGTGGATATAAAATTTATTGGAGGGATAATTATGAAAAAGATTATAGTAAAAGTATTAAGCGGATTAATAATATTTAGCAGTTTATTTTCTGTTGCTGCTAGTGCAAATGCAAATGAATATAGTGGATGGAGGTCAAATACAATATTTTATGATGGACAACCAACAATCGCTTACGCTGATTCTTCTCAATGGGATAAAAGATATGATAGCGTAAAGTATGAATATTATTGGGTATGTGCTACTCCAGATTTTCAACAAGGATATTGTAATGCTTGGATTTGCACTGATGGAAAGTGGTATTTCTTAAACACTGATGGAAGAATGGAAACAGATGTGTTAATAGGTGATAAATCTAAAAAGGAACGATACCTTTTAGATGAAACTGGAGCTATGGAAACAAATACTTATTGGGATCAATTTGGTTCTTCTAATTATATAGATAGTAACGGATTAGTTAATTTGCCAGACGTATATTACAAAATGATGCCAACTTCAAGCACTCAGTCTCAACTTGTAACAGTGCCTAACTTGGTAGAATCGAGCATCGAAACAGCCAAGAACGCTTTAAGTAATATAAATTTAAATTATTCTATAATATTCTATGATACTAATGATCAAAGCAACAACGGAAAAGTTTTAAAACAATCTGATTTTGGCAAAGTTCAAGAAGGCTCAACTATAACTTTAACAGTTGGAAAATATAGTTCTTAATAATAAAATAATCTTACTTGTATACTCACATTAAATTATGTCAATACTTATAGCAGGACATGATATAAACCAATAAAAAGAGATAGTATTTTACAGGCAACCACCTTAATACTATCTTTATTTTTGTGCAAAAAAATAAGGGTACAGGATTAAATCCCATACCCTAAACATACTCTTGCTATTAGTTTATTTATTGTATTTTTGTTGCGACACCATGGCTATCAAATGAATATCCATAAGCAGTAGTATCATGAATCATGCTACCATCTGAATATAAACAATAATCTTTGCCATCAACTATTATCCATCCAGTACACATAGCACCGTTCACATCTAAGTAATACCAGTTAGCATTGTACAGAATCCAGCCAGTTTGCATTGCACCACTTATATTGAAGTGATACCATTTTCCACTAGTTAGCACCCAACCAGTTCTCATAGCCCCATCACCGGAACCTCCTAAGAAGTACCATGTATTTCCGTCCTTTTTCCAATCGTAAAGCATCCAGCCATTAGAATCAAATAGATACCATTTTCCGTCTATTTGTTCCCAACCATTCTTAGTATAAGTTCCATTATTATGCTTGTACCACCATCGGCCAGTAGGGGCATCTTCTATCCACTCACCTGCAGTTATTGTTGTTAAACTGGTTAATACTCCCTCTGTAAAACTGTCTACATCACATCCACCAGGAACGCCATTAATAGAACCGCCTTCAGTATATTGATGGCCTACTCTATTGTTAAAGAAGTTTGATGGCAAGTTCCAAGGGTCGTCATTATAATCAGCTTCCCAAAAAGGCATTTCGCATATAGTTTGTTCTACATCGGTTAAGTAATCTATAAAACTTGTATAGCTGTAAATACCTAATGTAAGTGGACTCAATTGATTAAATGTAGCAATAAATCTAACTAAATAATCATCAAGACCTGTAAAGTTAGTTTCTACATCTACCATAGGGATTAAGTCCCAGTCATAATCCTTTATAGTTTCGTAGAAATTTTGTGCTTGTGCTTCAGGTGTACTTGTTCCATCTAAGAAATGATAAGCTCCAACTTTTAATCCATTACTTTTACAAGCATTATAAAACCCTTCCATAGTGCTATCTTGGAATGTAGCACCTTCTGTTGCTTTTAGATAAACATAATTTACTCCATCAGCTAATACTTTAGAAAAGTCAACACTTCCATCATTATTGCTTACATCTATTCCTTTAATACTACTCATTTTTATTCCCTCATTTCAATATTTTTAATAATAATTCTTGTTGTTCCGCTAAAGTATCAATTTTATTGTGTAAATCTTCTATTATTATTTCAGATTTTAAATTAACCTGATAATCATTTGCAGCAGTTAATCTATCTTTTTCTGATTGACGATTTTGTGACATCATGATTATTGGAGCTTGTATAGCTGCAAGACAAGACAATACCAAATTCAAAAATACAAATGGATATGGATCAAATGCTTTATTTCCTAAAATAAGTGTATTTGTAATAATCCATAAAACTAATACTACACCAAAACTTATTATAAATGTCCATGATCCACCAAATGTAGCTATTTTATCGGCGGTTCGTTGTCCCAATGTTGAGTTTTCATTGTGTACATCCTTTGAAATCTTACGCCTAATTAATTTATGAATTAATTCCTCATTCATATTTTTATCACCTATTTTCTATAATTTTAATAAAAAAGAGTAACCAATTAAGGTTACTCTAAAAGCTAAGCTTGTGTTGGTTGTTGAACTGTTGCTGTATTTGCTTGATTATCCATTACTAAGGCAGTTGGACTACTATTATCTGTTGATCCAGTTGACACTTGATTGTCTCCTGAGGCTTGAGTATTAGTTGCTGTAAATAAGGACTGTACTTTGCTTGCTTGGTCTTTTAAATTTGCATTTTCTACTGTTAATTTATTAATAGTATCTTGTTGCTGATTGATAACATCTGTTTGGCTTAAAACTGATACTTTTCCTTTATTTACTTCACCAGCGATAGCTTGTCTAATTGATATTATTTCATCATCAGTTAATCCTGGTATCTTCTTTTTCATTATATTAATGAATTCATCACCTTTTGAAGTTAATAAAGTTTCTACTTTATCAGTTATTCTCCACTTTTCATCTATTCCATTCCAAGTTTCCCATCCTGTTTTTACATCTTCTTCGTGACCACTAGCATTTATAGCCTGTTCAGTTTGTTCTTTCTTTTTATTTATTAATTGGATTACCGCATCACCTATTGGGTAAATTAGTTTTACTAAAGTTCCTGCTATACCAGCAGTTATAATTGGGACAATGTTGTTAATTAAAAAATCTTTCATTTTAAATACCACCTTTTAATTTATTTTTTGGATATAATAAAAGACTTAGAAATTAATCTAAGCCTTTAGAACCTATTGAATTGCTTGATTGTCGACATTTAAATTATTTTCAGATACATCTTCATTAGTTGTATCTTCTGTCTTTTCTTCCTGATCTTCATTGTACTGGATTTGAAATGTTACTTTGCTTTTAAGTGCTGTAGCTACCTCCTCTTTTACAATTCCTCTTACGATTTCTTCAATACTTTGTTTCATTTTTAATCATCCTTTCTTTATTTTAAAATATTTTTTTCTATTGCATAAATAAAGAACCCAAGTAGAGTTATTACCCAAGTTCCTATAAACCACTTTATGATGCCCGTCAAGGCTTTTAGATTATCACATAAATTCTTAATTTCTGCTTTAAAACTAGCATTATCCTGCTCTAATTTATCCAATATTTCTCCATGCTTGTTAATCCTCCTTTCATGCGCTTCAATTTTTTCCTCCATCACTTCTGCATTCATACTTCACATCCTTACTTCAAATTTTTTATAAAAATAAGCAATAAAAAAAGACTTTTGAAAGCCTTTTTTTATTGCTTAAAATTTATTTAATTGTTAACTCTTTTTCCATTCATGATTTCACTCACACTTTTGCTTATTTCTGTATAAACATCTTCAATTTGCTTACCTTCTTTTTCACTTATTAAGTTACAACAATGCACAGTAATAATATGAAGTGCGATACTAAGTTGTTTTTTCTCCTCCTCAATATTTTTGATATTTACTTTTAAATTTTCAATTTCTTCTATTAATTTTTCCATTGCAATTCCTCCTGATATTATTTAATAATTAAAGCACCCTTTCGAGTGCTTTTACAAACAATTCTATTTATTCTTTTTCAGTTTCTTCTAGATCATTTTCATTCTTAGGCTCGTCTATTCGTAATACATTTGATTCACTTAAATACTTTTGTTTCAAATTATTTTCTAACTTAAATTCTTCATCATTAATTTTAACCCGAGTAGTTTTTCCAACTAAATTTCCCATAGATTTTATGAGTTTATAATGAAGTTTGTCAATTTCTTCGTTATCAAAGTTAATAGCTACTCCTAATTCCCTATATTTTTCTATAACTTCTACATCTTCTTTAAGAAAATCTAAAATTTGTTTATGTCTTAAAACTTTTCCTTCAAATGTAAATTTATTGAATACTAAATCTACTATTTTTTTAAATAGATAAGAAATTGCTTCAATAGCAGAATCTGCTCCTAAAAAGTTTTCAAATAATGAACCTGATTCAATTTTCACTATTCTTAATTGATATTCACTTGAAGATATATTAAATATCTGACACATAATTTCATAGATATCATTTATTGCTGTAAAATTAGAAATATAGTCATCTATTTTAGCATGTTCATCATAAAAATATAACTTCAGCATTTTTTCGGATTCGCTCTGTTCTAGTTTATTTTCTGTTTTTGACATAAAGTTTTTAACATTCTTATAACTCTCAACAAATTTCATATAAACATTAACTATATTTAAAACTTTATTCAATAAATCCACAATTATAGTATTATTCCTTGTTTTAACGTACTCATAAATAGTAGCTGTTACATTAGAATATTCATCTAGAAGATTCTCTATCTTTTGTTTTTCATCATCTACATCAAAGCTTATATCTTCAAATATTTTGTCAATCTCACTTCTAACCCTTATTAGTTTTTGCTGATTTCCTAAAAGATCAAAATTCATTGAAAATTGGCTCATTATATTAAGTATTCTATCTCTTTGCGTATTATACTCAGTAATTAAGCTGCTATTGCCTGCACTTACGCCAGTAGTATAAAACTTATTTAATAATATATCTCTTTGCTGATTTGAAGAATTAACTATTTCTGTTAAGTCTTTAGTATAAACATCTAATTCCTCCATCTTTAAAAGTATTCTTTCATAAAAATTTAATAATTCGTATGATGTCATTTTTGTTCCCCCATTATATTTATTTTGTACAAAATATGATATAATGAAGCTATAGATTACTTGCATTATACCAAGAACCCACATATAAGGCTACAACCTTGTGGGTTCTTTTTTATACAATTATTATCTATATTTTACAACTTTTTTAAAATAATAACAACTTTTTCATGAAATAAGCAATAAAAAAACACCTATTTGGTGCTAATCTATTGCTTTAGTTTTCATTATGCTGTTGTTGTATCACTTGGTCTTTCTGTTGGGTAAGCGTCCCCTGTTATTGTAGTATACTGAGCTTGAGTTATTTTAGGGACTTTAACATTTACAGCATCCCAAACCATACCTTTAGTCCAAAGTTTATTATCATAGTAACTTTTTATTTTATCATAGTCTAATACAATAGCCATTAAACCAAACCTCCCATCATCAAAGCATAATTTATATTTGCATTTTCTGCTTCTAAAGCTGCTATGTTTGCATCTGCTATTTCTTGGTCACTTTGGGGTATATCCTCATATACTGGAACGTTTGGAGTTACACTTGTGTCAACTCCTGTCAATATTTTTCCTCCTGGAATTTCTACTTCTAAAAATTGCAGACTTCCTTGTGGAGTTGTGTAACTGCCAGTTATAGGTGAAGAAAATATCTGTCCTGTACTATCATAAATTAATAATGTGCTCATATTATCATATCCTTTCTTATTTTATTCCCATACATAATACGTATATGTATCGCTTGTGCCACCGATGGTTAATGAAAATCCTGTACTATTGAACGAGCAAGCAAGATAATAGGAATTAGCACCTGTTGGATTGACCGCATAACTACCAGACATAGTAGAAAATCCAACTATCCAACCTGCATTATATGCAAGATTTGCTGAACGTGATACCATGAACATTCGTGGAGTAAAAGACAATCCAGACACTGTTACCGTTGTCCCTGTTACTGTACCAGTAGCATATTTTCTTCCCCCTAAACTTTCTATTGTTGCGCTTCCTGCTAAACCGAATACACTTACACCACTTAAAATATTTGAAGCTACCCAGTTGGCATTTGTTGCATAAACACCAGAATTTCCTCCATTTGTATAATATCCAGTATTAGCAGGATTAATAAATATTGAATTTCCGCTTGTGTATGCGTAGTATGCGGGTTGGTTTGTACCATCATAATTAGCCATTGTTCCAGCAATTTTAATGCCATTAACATATGCACTTGCACCTGATAACAATTGAACTGCAGTTGCTAACGCATCTGAAGTGTCTACTACTGAAGATTTACCTGAAACACCTAAAATGTTTGCTCCTGCTTTAATATTTCCTGTTACTAAATTATTATCGCCTGTTGGATTGGCAACGCTTGGTGTATGCAGAATTGCTAAATCATTTATAGGCATATTATTGCACCTCCACTCCACTAATTAAACAAGTGATCGCACTTGCTGTTCCTGCTGATGCAGTTATTGTACTCCCTGCTGTCATCATTGTGTTTAATCCACTCAATACTTTTGTATCGTACGCATTTAAAGTTAATCCAGAGATAATACCTACCCCGCCAACAGCTACATTTACGGTTGTTGCGCTTCCTGTATAATTAGCAAGTATTATTTCCTTTATATAAGCTGTTGCACTTGGGGAAGTCACATTTGAAGTATATGAAGGCGCTGTATATAGGGCTGTACTAGATGTTGTTAAAACGCACCCACTCATTAACCTTGGGCTTGCTGTTGCTCCATTTAAAACTGCCATAATTATATCACTCCTTTTCTTATATTACCCATCTCATAGGTTGCGTTATTAAATTTTGCCCATTGGCTGAAACAATTTGAAGGTTTGTTCCGTCATGAATTACTGTTATAATTTGGCCTGCTAAAATATCCCCTGCGACCAAAGCAGTATTAACACCTTTAACTAATGCTATTGTGCCTAATCCATTTACATTTAATGTACTTGCGCCAGTATTTGAGTTTTTAGCTTTAAATCTAAACATTTGATATTCTGCATACGCTGTTGGTGCGGTTGCTAAAGTTATTACATAAGTGTTTGCTGTTCCTGTATCGTCAGCATCCCCTATAATTTTTGTGTAATCTGTTATATTTACTTTTGAAGTATCGCTAGGATGTACATGATCGGCTCTAGCCACATTAGTTGAAGTTCCGGCTGAAGCTGTTCCATTCATTTGAATATTACTTGCTAATGTTTCAAAATTTTGATTAAAAGCTGTATTCTTTGTTGCAATAGCAGGCTCAGCTCCTATGCCACTTGGTGTTATGTTAGCCATAGGGTGAACATGATCTGCTCTTGCAGCATTTGATGACGTTCCAGCACTTCCTGTTGTATTAAGTGTTTGTGTTCCTGGAACCGATGATGCCAAAGGCGTATTAGTTGCTCCTGCAATGCTGATTCCTGACCTTAAATCTGTTATATTAGCAGCAGATATAGCTGTTACACCTGCATTTACTCTTACAGCATACAATGCTATAAATCCTAAATCTGGTTGAGGTTGTAGTGGATTTGCCTGTGGCACTCCTGTTACTACTTTTATAGCTCCTGCCCCTTGTGTACCTGTACCTGTTGTTCCGATTTCAATTAAATCTATTCTCGGATTAGTAGCATCGGCTGTTGCAAACGTAAGTGTCAAACTAGGATTAGCATCATATCCTATTCTCATACCATTAGCCCAAGATGTTCCTGCTCCTATATTTACTGTCATATTATTGTTATAAGTTAGAGCAAAATCAGTAGCAGGATGAAGTACTCCATTACCTATAAAATCTGCATCTCTATTTATAAATTCCTGTGCCGGATATTTTACATGATCGAAAAAACTTGCCGATATAGTCAAATTAAAAACTCCCTTCTAGATTATCGCAATTGTAGCTATTGCCTGCTCTGCTGCAGTTGAGGTATCTACTCCATTATGAAAAATAATAGCAGTACTTCTAGCTAATTTTGCCTTTCGTACTGCATTTTCTAAATCTAAATGATTATAAGAAACATTATTAGGATTTTGAACGTGTAACTCAAATGTAAATACATCTCCTGATGAACAAAAGCCTGCATCTGAAACAGTACTTTCTCCCATAACAAAACCTTCTGGGCCATATTCAAAAATTATTGGAGGAGTACTTGTAAATGGCGTTGCAACTGCTTTTATTCCATTTACTCTAGGACCATTAGCGAATAAAGGTAATATTGATAAAATTCTATTTCTAAAAGAGTTATCATCTTCATTATTCCTTTTATTTACTCCCCAATCTTGAGCATTTCTGACTAACGCATCTCCAACGGAAGTTGTTACACTAAATTCTGATTTTAAATTTATTTGATTTGGGTCATATTGATCTATTGCATTACCTATAGCTCCCAAAATAATACTATATATTTCTCCATTTACATCATGAGAATCTGGAAATAAAGATTTTAAAAAATTTGCATATCCCAAACTATCCCCTCCTAAAATGGTATTACTGTGATAGTTCCAGCTTGTGATAACTGATAAGCTGATACAGCAGTGTCAGTAAAAGTCGTTGTAGCATTAGGAACATTTGAATTTTGCATCGCAACACTACATAATTGCTGACCATAAACATATTTTAACTGCCCAGCTCCAGCGCCAAGCGAATTTATATAATTTGTTACAGCTACCTGAACTGCTGCCGCTGTCAATCCACCATCATTAACTAGGAGATGAATTTGGATAGTAGCATTGATTATTAAAGCTGTAGGAGTTTGTTCCTTAGCATCATCAGTGATAGGTCGTCCATTATTTAGAGCTGTTTGAACCTGCGCTTGTAAATCTGCTGATGGAATAGCATTATTTTCACCCACTATAAATACGTCTACAGTTCCAGGCCCACGATTCTGAGGGACTGGTGTAGCTGATTGTATTCCTGGAATACTTAATGCAGTTTGTTCGTACCAGTCAAGTGTTCCGGTAGCTAATGAAGCAAAAGCAGCTAATGTTCTAGACCTTAAACTAGCATCACTTTCCAAGTCTACTCCATTTGTAATAGTTTCTGTTAGTTGAACTCCATCTATTCCTGGTATAGCAGAACTTACCAATAAAGGTGTGTTAGCTGATAGATTACCTATTTTACCTAAAGTTTGGCAGGTGGCACTTACACTTACTTGTGTTTGACCAGCAGGTAATATTGCATCCTCTGTTGTAGTAAAAGTTATTACAGTACCATTCGAATCAGGAAGTGTTGATATTAATGAGCCTGTTATTATTGGAGTTGGGCTTACAGATGGCGTAAATTTTATAAATGTAAAAGGATCGCTAGCAGCTTCTGCTGGTTTACGAGTTACCCCATAATCAGCTGCTTTATTATCTAAATCTGGTCCTGTTGCAGTGGATATATTGGCAGCTTGACGTGCCATATATATTGCATAAGCATTTGTATCTACAGCAACTGATACTGATGACAACAGAACATAGAGAGGATTATTAGTAGTAAAATTAGTTAGCTTTGGTATTCCATCCGACCAATTAGAAGGATTTTGAATATATGCAATCATGCCTTGTAATATAGTTGACTGTTGACTTGAATATGATGTTGTTGCCATGTACTAACCTCCTACCGTTACGCTACCAGATTTTGCTTCACCACTAATAGTTAAAATGCTAAATGATACAGTTAATCCGTTGTTCCCTGTAACATTTATATTGGAAACTTTAGTTACTCTTGGATCTTGAAGCACTGTAGTTTCTACTTCTGAAGCTATTTTGCTCTCTAGTAATTCTGTTATTGGTTCATCTACATACTTTCCTAGTAAAGTTCCATACTTAGAATTAAATACATTTGTTCCCTTGGTAGTAGTTAAACTTAATGTAACTGACTGCCAAATATTATCAATGCCTTCTACTAACATCAAGTTTCCATCCATCGTATAAGCTAAATCTCCATTATTAAGTTTTAATTCTGTTCCTATTGAATCCGACATTTATTTAATCACCTCTTTTAAAGCCTAACTCCAGATGAATCCGTTATTGAAATCTTACCCGAAGCGTTAAGCTCTACATCTCCATTTGCATGAAATTTAAAAAAGCTCCCACTTTGGTGGAGCATCATAACCTCTCCAACTTCTAATGCTGGAGGTATTTCTATATTATTAAAATTACAACATATAATTTTGCCGCAACTTATATTTCCCATTTCAAATACCACAAGTACCTCAGTACCTTCATCTGGTAATGATAGTAAACCAAAACCATTGCCAGCATACATAGTTCCTATAGGCAGCCATTCTGTTTCTATACCTATTGGCTCTAACATAACCTTCGCTTTATAAGTTGAAGGGTCCACAGATGTAATATATCCTGTGCTTGCATTTAAAGATTTAGCTGCCTGCTGATCGCTTGTGTATTTAAATTGTTCAAGCATATCATTACCATAATAGCCCATTACTTTGTCACCTCACTTTCCTCTGATTATGATGTAGTATCATTTGTATTTGAATCTGATGAATTATCACTTGAGTCTGAATCTGATGTAGTGTCACTTGAGTCTGTTTCAGATGTGTCATCCTGTTCTTGAGCATTTTCATCTGACATAAATTGATTACTAAAAGAGCACTCATTTGCATATCCGTCATCTATATCAAATTTATGAGATACTTTATTGAGATAATAGTTATTTTGTAAACCCAATCCAATACCTTGAATTTGTATAAGTCTATCTATAGCCATATCAGTATTGCCAGCGCAATCTATTTGTCCTATGAGCTGAGAACGTGAAAGCTGATCATAAATTGCTTGTGCCTTCTTTTGTGCTTGGTCACGTGTCAAACCTGGAATTGTGTAATTCTCTATATACTGTTCTTTTCTTCCTATTTGACCACTAGTACTCGAAGAAGATTGAGTTGAACTCTTAGCTGTTTCGACTATTCTTTGTTTATTAGCACGGTCATAACTTATAACATTCACTACTATATCCCTTGCCGCATGTGGAGAACGCTCTATTTCTAGCTTCTCTATATCGTATCCCCATGTATAGACAATAGGATCTGTATTTTCATATGATGTAACTTCACTGTAAGGCCCAAATAATAATTGATTATCCTTTACTCTTACAATAAAATTCTCCTGATTTGCAAGAAATTGAAGTAAATCCCACTCTGATGTATTTGCATCTGGAGTAACGGCACTTGATTTGCTGTAGTATGTTCCTGCCAGTGTCGTAGTCGCTGTAATCACTGGAGCTAGACCATACTTGTTAGCTATATTGGTCGCTATAGTACTTGAAGTTGAATTAGGGAACTTATCAGTTATCTTTTCATCAATCATTTTTCCAACTACATTACGACCATTTAAAGTTACAAATTCACCTGTATTGTCGAAATCCCATTTAGCTGTATCCATTGTTCCATCTATAATTTTAACTAAATTATTTATTCCATAATTTAAAGGATTCTCAAGATAACCAACGTATACTTGAACTGGAATAACATCTTGAGTTAAAAGAATACTCTGAAAGTCGGGACCATTAGCCAAAATCACCTCACCTGACTGCTGATCTCTAATAAAAAAAGGTAATTCAATCTCAAAAGTATCTGCAGCCGAAAAACTATTTTGTTCTACGTCAAAAGTATTGAATTTTACTTGTGTGTTATTAACAACAACAATTCCTCTTGCTGGCTTTCCACCGTTTCTCTTAACTGATGGGGTTATATTCTTAAGCACAAATTACACCCCCTGAGTAGGATTAGGAACAGTAATTTCTTGACCATCTGGAATTGTTGTTGGATCACTTATTCCGTTAGCATCTGCTATTTGAGGCCACTGAGTTCCATCTCCATAATATTGAACAGCTAAACCCCAAAGTGTATCTCCATCTTGCATAACATGTACTACTTGTTGGGATTGACTCTGATCAGATGTACTGCTGGAATCCTGTACTGTTTGGGTTGTAGACGTTGCACTTGCACTTTGAGAATTATTAATTCCATTAACACTTGAACCGCCTGCATATTCATCAATTGGTTCTAGTGTAATAGTGTATTCAATATAAAAGTCATTATAATATTTAAACTTAAACTTGCTTATAATAACAGTTCTAGAAAAAGAACTAACTTGCAATGTAACAGCATTGCCTTGAACTCTCATAGCATCAATAGTATTGCATCTCTGCACAGCATCT